TTAAATATGGACCTCTACAAAATCATTTTTGCAATATTCAACTAAAAAAAGATTTGCAAGATCGCGGAATCATTATTTCCATTGGTTCAGCTTGTCATTCCGAATCCCCTGAACCAAGCCATGTTTTATATAGTATCAAAGCTCCTTTCATAGTTAGATGTGGAGTTATTCGTATTTCTTTGGGAGATAATAATACTTTGAAAGAAATAAAAAAATTTTGTGATAAGTTAATAGAATGTGTTAATTTGCAGAATCATTGATTTATCGAATCGAGACTTTTCAAATCAAAATTTGACAGAGCCATCGCCAAACAATATCCGTGTCCAAAAGGATGATCTGTATCTTCCAGCAACATTTTAAGAGTTTCGGGAGTTATCTCGATAGAACCAACTTTATCCTCTCCATAAATACCAGAAGTCATTCCGGAATATATTTTTTTTGGACCATCAATATCTAAAATTTGTAAATTATATCCTTGTTTTAATAACTTTTTTAACTTTTTGAAATCATCTGTTTGTTGAGCCAATTTAATATAAAGAGGAATGTAAACCTCCTTACGCGCTTGGTTATAATCCATGATTTTCATAGGTGTTTTCGCAGAAAAAGCAACACAATTTTCATCAAATGGCCAAACCAAACCAAGACATTTGTAACGATCAGCGGATCCTACAGGAAATCTCACTGGTTCTTCAAACTTTATTCCACTTTCTCTCCAAGACCAATATTTCAGCTCGATAAATGAACTCACATCCAATTCTGATTCTCGCATTTTACCTTCAGCGCGAGTTCGCAACTCTTTTTGCAAAATTTTAACATTTTCTTTTTTGACATGAGTTTCGGCTTTCCAATTCCAACCAGATTTTTGATTTTGCGCGGTGATTTGTTCGTAAATCTTAGAAAACTGCCAAATATTTTCCATAATCTGACCATTTTCATCTTTTAAAACAAAGGGGGATAATTCCGAACCCAACTTATTTTTATTTTGTGAAACTACTATAATATTTCGATAACCATAAGTAATAGGATATTTTCGACCCTTATCAAACATTCCAGCTATCTTTCCCACTCGAAGCCGACCACATTTTCCTTGCTGAACATTTTCCGCGCGAGCTTCTTCAATAGATTCTTCATATCTTCGATCAATTTCTGTTTTATCATTTTTAATACGATCTCTATTCAATTTATCGGAAATTTCTTTCATACCTAAAAGTATTTCTAATGTATTTTGATAAAAATTAGTTTTTACATTATCCAACTTTTCATTTATTTTCTCAATCTTCTCCAAAATTTGTGTAACTGACATCTTGTTTTTTCTGGAATCAACGAAAACAGAGAGAAGATTTTATTATTTTTAAAGTAGTGTATATATGTTATTGGGATTTCAAATTTTATATTTAAATCTTTAAATCACTATTTGTACTTGTAAAAAATGGATCCACAACAAATAAGTTTATTCTTTAGTTTAGCGGAACGGCCTATTAAAATATTGATCAATTCTTATTTCGAACAATTTCAAAATAAAACTAAATTAGATCTTTGTGAAAAATTAGGTGTTTCAACTAAAAGATTTCCAAATGATTATTATCAACACGGAGAATTAGCTTGTTTAACCAAGGAAGGAGTCGTTTCAGATAAATTTCTCCAACATAATAGTTTATTGAAAATTCCTCCGAAAGTTGGTGAAATCAAAGTCGCTAAAGAATTGGGAAACGAATATTTACTCTTTTTAGATGTGGTTTCAAAAGACTGCCTTTGGGATGAAACAATTTTTGATCCTTTTCGTGACATTGATCAAACTAAAGACCAAGTCACCGCAATCAAAGGACATGTCGGACATCTTATGAAAATAGCCCAGTTTGTTTTTGCAACTTTAAAAAAAAACAATGACAAATTACTAGAAACAATAGTTTTAGATGCCGATCCCGAAAATGTCACTCTTAAAATAAAAGATCATCGTATCCCCAAAAATGAACATTCCTTAAGAATCGGCTTCAAAATCATCAAATCCGAAGATGAAAAAGAGGAAAAAGAAGAAAGAGAAAAAAAAGAGGAATAACAAATGCAATTTTATATTTTTTACAAATTTGATTCTGAAATAAACTTTGTATAAATTTATACAAAGTTTGTGTTATTTAAACGATGTTTCGTAATATTTTAGCTCATCTTTTGGAATGTTATCCTAATCAACCTTGGGACTGGAATTATCTTTCAGAAAACGAAAATATGACAGTGGAAATATTGGAAAGATATCACACTAAAATTAATTGGGATTACGCTTCACAAAATCCTAATGTAACTGAAGAATTTCTAGAAAAATATCAAGATGAAATTAATTGGGCTTGTTTTTCTATGAATCCAAAATTAGATTTAAAGTGGATTAAGAAATACTTCCTAAAATTGCATTGGCCGACTGTATGTAGATTTACTAATTTTGATTTTGAAAACCCAGAGACTTGGAACTTTTTGCGAGAACATCTAAAGAATGAAGAAGGATTTGTCTGGAAAAAATTATCATCAAATCCAAGTTTGAGTTTAAAATTTATCGAAGAAAATTTAGAAAAATTATCTATCAACTTAGTTTTGCAAAGAAATCGCAACTTAACTTTAAAATTTATAGAACAACATCTTTCAGAAGTGGATTGGTTTCATATTTCAGATTTAAATCACCACTTACCATTAGATTTTGTAGAAAAATATTTTATAAATTTTACTGGTGAACTATTAGAAGGTTATTCCCGCATTGATGGGGATTTTATTGAAAAATTTCAAGATTTGATTGAGTGGTCACGTCTTTCTCAAAATCCTCATTTAACTCCAGAAATTATTGAAAAATATTGGGATAAATGGAATTATACGTTCCTAGCAGTAAATCCAGTTTTATCTACTGAGATGATTGAAAAGAATTTAGATAAATTTAAATGTTGGTTTCACTTGTCAAATAATCCTTCTTTATCTATAAATTTTATTAAAAATAATATTGATAAATTTGATTATACTGCATTTTCATTAAACAAATTAAATCTAGATCCTGTTGTTCACAAACGTAATTTGAAAAAATATTCAGTACTTCTACAAAAAGAGTTAACAGAAGAAATTCAAAAAAGAGAACAAAAAATTTTTAATGGTTGGAAAAATAAAATTATTCATAGCTTAGATATGATCAAACTTCGTAAACGGGATTTGAATCTTAATTTAAGAAAATCAATGATAAATTAAAAAAATAAAATAAATTATAAATATTTATAAATTAACTAATTTAATATCAATTTAATATAAATTGTAAACACTCACATAACAATCCCATGAAATACCATTTTTCATGATTTGATTCAACAATTTGTTCAACTAATTTATCTTTGCTTTCAGAAAATTTATGAAGGTAAAAATTACCAAGATTATCTGATTGACCGTAAAGATAAACTTCCGGAATAGTTTTTTCATAGACTCCAAAAATTAAGGAATCAAACTTGAGATTATCAATTTTTTGAATTTTGTGATGTTTAAGCACTCGATCTAAAACTTCGAAATAATACATATACTTAATTTGGTAAGGAATCTTATCTTTGTAGTAAAGAGATTTTCCAACAATATTTGAAGGAAAGTTAGCTTCGAAAAAACATTCTTTTTCTTTGTAATAATTTTGTCCGGAAATATGCTGATCTTTGGTATATAGATTTTCACCAATAACTTGATTTATTTTGACAATAGTCACAGGTTGAAATAATTCGCGGATATGAAAGTTTGAAATTGGTTTATGATCAAAATCCACAATATTATTTTTTAGTTTATTTTTTTCAACATACATTTGATAGTGCTTAAAAGCTCCGATAGTAAAACAATACCCACTCAACAAACTACCAATGGTAAACATCTTCGCATACGTGAGAATATTAAAGCTATTTTTAATAATCAATTTTGCCAAATAATTTTTTATTAAAAATCATAAAAGAAAAAATAAAGATTTAATTTTTTAACTGAAGAATGAAGCGTAACAAAGAATTTCACAAATAGGAAGTATAGCTGAAACAATTCCTGTAAGATACCATTCTTTATGATTTGATTTAACAATATTTTTAATTAATTCTTCAGCTGAATCAGAAAACTCACTTGTATAAAATTTTCCATTAGAATATTTACCATAAGCATATAATTCTTTGAACTTTTTTTCGTAAACTCCCATAATTATGGAATCAAATTTTTGATAAAGGATGGAATAGTAATTATGTTGCAAAACATATTTTAACATATCCAAATAATACATATATTTAATTTCATAAGAATTTCCGTTAAAATAAAATTGAGGTTTTTCTTTGGAATAAAAATAAGATGGAATATTTTTGAAAAAGCAATTAGTTTCTTCTTCTAGTGATGAACCCCCACAGATCTGATTATTTTGCAAATACAAACCCATTCCTTTAACTTGAGTAATTTTAACAACTTTTATTTCCGGAATACGAACTTTGTGAATATAATTTCTACCTTCCACAAAATCATCTGAAACATTTTTTCGCAACTGATTTTGCAAAGATTTTTGTAATATTTGTCCCTGAACTCCCTTAACAGCACAAAATCCACTGAACAAAAGTATCGGGCTAAACATTTTACAATGCAAAATTATTGAAAGATTAAAGAATATAAATAAAAAATAAAAATAATCAATTTCTTAAATTTGTCTAGTAAATGATCATAATAAATTTATGATTAAAAAGAGTGAGAGAGCTTCCAATCCGCAGCCGAGAACACATAAAGAATCATCATATGGTTGAACGATAATATCGAGTAATTCTTTTTTAGAATCGGAAAAGTGTGTGGCTGAAAATTTATTCTCATTAATAAAAGTTCCATACATAAAGATTTTTTCATCTCGAATTATTTTAGTATATTTTTCAAAAATAACTCGTGGTACAGGTATTTTAGTATCATAATTATTTATCAAATCATCTTTAACTTCTTGACTATCTAGATATCTTTTTTCAGTAAAATATTTTTCTTTGGAAAAATGATATGCAAAACCATCTTCCGGATTTATAGGCGCGCCTATGACTTTGACTAATTTAAGTTCCAATTCTTTTTCTTCGGAATTATGTTGAAAAGTAACTAATTCGAGAGCTTCTCCAGGTTTTAAATCATATTCATAAATACATTTTCCCGGCTTAAATTTTTCAGTGGTGACACTCATTTCATTATATAATCTAAGATAACTTTCTTTATTGGACATTCCTTTGATAATTAATCCCGCTCCCGCTAAACTAGTAAGAATTCCAAACATTTTTGATAGATAATAAAAAAACAATAATTCAATTTTTAAAAACCAAATTTAAAATTAAATACTGAATTAATTTTAATGTTAATACCTGCGAATCATTTTTTGATATTGTCTTTTATTTTCTTGAACTGTTTGTTCGATAATCATATCTGCTTCAAGGGTAGTGCTAGGTTTGGTCAGATTTTGATCCAAAACCAAAATCCATTTCTTATCTTCGTTGGGCTGGGCATCTTTCACCAAAATATTACAACTATATATAGAATCAGTCAATAAATGACATTCTTGAACAATCGATTTACCCTCCAATTCCAATAATTTCCAAAAATTAGCACTCATAATTTATGATAAAATAATATATTTCATTTTTTAGTTTTAAATCATTTATTATCAAACTTTTTGATAAAAAAATATTAAGAAAATGAGATTTAAAATGTTGAAAATATATCAAATGTTAATAAAAGAATATCATGCCAATAATTTGTAAAACAAAGCTGAATAAAAGAGGTTTGAAAAATGACCTTTGATGTAAATCAATAAGTTTGTCTAAATCATTAGAACAAGCTTTAGCATAGAATACTTTTTCATTTTTGTAACCATAAAAATACATTTCTGTTTCATAAATATATTCCTTACACATGACCACAGGGCTTTTATGTTGATTAAAATCGACAATTTGGTAATTTTTATTATTGCTAATATATCCTCGAATATTATAGAAA